CATATCTTCTTCGTCATCCTCATCTGCTTTGCTCATAGCCTGTATTGTATTCTGTTGGTCTTCAATATTGGTTGTAGCAGCTACAGGGGTTTCGGAATCATCTGCTCCAGCTGGAGTTTTTCCAGTTGGTTTTGCGGGTCGCTCATCACCAGATACATCCATGCCTTGGTCGGCTTTCAGTATTCCAGCAACTTCAGTAGCGATATCTTTGATTAGAGACTGTCTGTCAGCAGCGGCTGCTTCCTCTTCCTGTTTAGCTAAAGCTACTTCGTCATCGGTTGCCATTCTAGCATCCATTTTCTGAAGTACCTCTGCTACGGCGGAAAGAGCAAGGCTATTGCCTTCTAACTGCTTTTCGATTCGATTATAAATCTCGTCTGCCATTAGTGTTCCTCCTTATAATAGTTTTTATACTACTTTAAGAAAGGTTGGTCTAAGCCACTCCCGACCTCTCCGTAAGCAATTATATAATAGCGATTATGCTATACAAGTTATTATACTACGTTTTCTGTAAAATTTACGAAAAAAGACGGGTTTATATTATAATTCTTTAGGAACTCCAGTGGTTACTAACCGAATCATTTCATTTCTAAAATCATATAGCGGTACTTGTGCAAGCTTCTTTATTTTTTCGCATTGTACCCCTTCAGGCATTGATGCCTCTAATAAGTCCAATATTTTGCCCACCATCCTAGAATGACGTGCTATTACGTATTCTTGTTCTGGTGTTACTTTATTTACATCTACCATAATTTCTCCCCTACTTATTACCTATTCTGAATTGTCCAATTATTACTGTACCTAGTTAAGCCGTTAGTAAAGCCTAAAGTTTTTTTAAATACATCTTGGATAGATTTTGTTAAAAAGAAACGCCCTTCTTTAGGACCTTCTACATGTACAGTTCTCCATTGACCATCTTCACATAAAATAGGTTTAACTCCTACAAATGTTTTAGTGTGCTCTTTAACTAGTACATTATTAATGCGCCCATTTTTTGTTCTTACTCTACGAGTATGGGCTGGTACTGTAACTGTATAGCGTTCATTACTGATATCAGTATCCCTTCCGTATTCTACTGCCGCAGCATGGGGAGCGTCATATCGAATTTCTAACACAGTAGTACTTTTTTCATTAACAGTTCCGCTACGTTTTAATTCTCCCGTACAGTAAGGGGAAGTTTCTTGTGACATAGTAAAGGCTTTTTTACCGACTTCTAATAATGCCTCATTAATAATGTCTTTAATTTTATTATTTATTAATAAATCCATAGTCCCCCCCTTCTAATTATTATACTTAAAAAGAAGGACTTTCTGACCAAACTTCAGATAAAACGTCTTGAAATTTACTAGGTACATTATCAAATGCATTTAGATATATAGTTTCTTTTCCTATATACCCATACTTAGGATGCCAATATGTAACAATTTGTTGGGGTTTGGTAATTACTGCTAGACGTTGCAATGCAAATTCGTCTCCGCCTTTCATACACCCACATATAATTGCATGGCCCGTACCAATATCTATTTCATCTACTCGGTGAAAATGTCCCAACATTACTGAATCAAAACTAGTTGGAAGGATATTTGGTTCTGGAATTGCTAAATTTGCCTCAGCATTTTCCGGCTCTAAACCTTTCCTAAACTGTAACACTGACCTAAGGTTAGTAAGTACTCTAGTAATAGTAGTAATAGACCCTGCTCCAGACGCACTATCTCCATGCATTATTAATACGTTTTTATCATATACTTGGAAAATATTCATGTAACTAGTGTTAATTTTGAATTTAATATTTTTTTGATGTTTACAAAAGGAAGCCACCCATTGATACAGCATGTAATCCCAGTCCATGTATTTATCTTTCATAGGGGGTTTACGTGTCATTCTACCGTGGTTACCTACTACGCATGGAACTGTAATAGTTTTAAAATGTGGGGCTAAATACATTAATGCTTGAGCAATTAAGTTTGCTCCTCTGCTCATTTGACCCATAACATTATCTTGATTAGTCTTTATAAGCTCATCATGTATATCCCCAGATATCATATCGCCAAGCATAGGTACTATTAAATCATCTATAGGCACAGAAGCTCTGCGAAGTTCAACTAAATTTAAAACTTGTTCTGCCCATCCAGATAGTCTTCTGTTAAATATATCAAATGAATATGAATTTAAACCTGCCATCTGTTGATAATCAACATCTTCACCAATGTGTGTATCGGTAAGTGGAGCTACTACAGTTTGTGTAGATTCACCTTTACGCTTCCCAGTAGGTTTAGTGGGTTTAATAGGTTTAACGGCTTGTAAAGGAATAGCAGCATCATAGATAGCGTCAATAAATTTATCTTTGCGAAGGGTTTTTTGAAGAGCAATGTTATACATACGACGATATGCTAATGCTTCAGCTCTATACCTAGCTAATTTAGAGTCTAAGTTATATCTATCTTCTAGTGAATCTAGTTCAATATCAGAAGGGTCTGTTAGGTTTGTTGGAATTTCTTTGGTTACCCATCGCATTACGGTAGTTCGATGAACGTCTACTCCGTAATGTTGATGCAGGAATCTGGCCAACTCTGTGTATGTTGCCCCCGAAACCCATTTTTTTATCAGGTCGTCTTTTGCTTTGTCTGGAATTTTGATTCTCATCTATTGCTCTCCTCAACGCTATACTTTTGCCACACATTAGGCAACTTAAATCTTTATCTACATTTACATACAACGAACCGTTGCATTTAGGACATAGCCTATTTAATCTCATTGTTTTTTCTTATTTTCTTCTAACATAACTACCTCTGGCTCATTTTTTTCTTCGTCTCGTTCTAACATATCTTTAGTACCAGCACGATGAAGGGCATCAACTTCTACAGACCCACTACCCCATTCTTTCACCATCTTTTTTTGAGGAGAGTTTTCTGTAATAAATTGTGCTAATCTGTCAATTCCAGTTTTCTTTTTGCGTTTTCTTCCGTTTCCACCATATGTAGGATTAAAAATACCTGAGTTTGTAGATGTAAATACTGTGCCTCCGCCTGCTAGAGCTCCACCGCCATCTCCGCCACCGCCGCCGCCATCTTCTTTTTGTAAAATAGCGGATTCATGCCACTGATTACACCACATATATGGTTTTATTTCGCCTAAAACTATGTGACAAGCACCATTATCTTTCCAGAAAAAGCAAGAATCACATTTTTCATTTCGTGCATATTCTTCGTGACTAGCTAATCTATAATCTACTTCACATTGAAAATAAAGTTGTTTTTTCTTTAGCTCAAGAAAGGCTGTTTTTGTAGGAAAATTAGGTCTGGGACCTCTTTGTCTCGCCCCTGTAGATATTTTTTGCATGGCTTTTTGATACCCTGAAGCATGTGCAGCTCGTTGAACTTCTTCAGCTTTTTTACGGGTATCGAAGGGGCCTTGGTTTCCCCAATACCATTTATTAGCTATACGTTTAACTGGCATTAGTTATTCTCCTCGTCAATAGTATCCCCAGTGTATGGCTCACCTTGTACGTTATCAGGCTCTATACGCTTCTTGGTTGTCTGCGTAGGGGCATATGAAACGCTAGGATTAGCGAATTTAGCTTTTTCTACAAAAAGTTTACCGCTAGTTAGTATGTCAGCTATATAATCAACTCCGTCTGCAACAAACCATAGTTGTTTACCGTCTTGACTTATTTCTTTAATTATTGGGGTTCCAAATCCTTGGTCAGCTAAGTTATTAACCCACGTATCTGATTTAATTACACGTTTATCTACGCCTTTGGGAGGTCGTCCTGAGAGTCTGTAAAATCCCCAAAATTTAGATTCAGCAGCCCTGTCCCTATCTTCTGCCCATTCATCAATATCTCGTTCATCCATAGGACCTTTACCAGTCCAATCTGGAACATATCCTTTTTGCATCATTTCTTCGCCTTCTTGCATTTCAGGAGAAGCTTGCATTTGGGCTTGTTGCATTTGTTGTTCTAGTGCAATCATTTGCTGTTCAGCATTAATTTGTGCTGTAGGAGCAGATTCACCTGAGACTATAAAGTCTAAATCTTCCATTACTACATCTGCATCTTTAAGTTTAATAGTAAAACCCATTTGATTAAGTTGACTAGCAATTGATACACGTTGTTGTGTAAAGCTAATTCTAGTAGCCTCAGCTTTTTCCTCAGGGACTTTTAACGATAATTCCCAATCAGTAATATTAAAGGCATCTAATAATTTAGGTAATACTTTTTCATGAAGTAATCTTTGGTCACCTTCTACAACCCTAGACATTACAACTAATTGTTGAGTTTGTGTAGATAAGCCTCCGAAGGCATCTGGGGAACCTTGCCATGCAGGAGTTACTCCCCACATAGCCGCTACCCTTTCTCTAATTTCGTCTCGAACAGGTAGGTAATCCATTTCTTGTAGCGTATGAAACAAACGAACCATATCTACTCTACCCCTATTATTCTTAGCAGAGACAGCAACCATAGGAACAAAGTTAGGGTCTAACCTAGTTTGTGCCGCTAAGTTAGAACGCTCCCTACGTAATGATTCTGGGTCATCTGTAAACACCATCATCATGCTACCAGGCATTTTTCTTTCAAAGAAGTAACGATAAAGGTTTTTGTCCATACCTATTAAGGTTAAAGCCTTTTCAAAAATAGTTAATATAGGGCTCCAACCATAGGTTTCTGAAGGTGAAAACTTTGATATATGAATAATTTCCGAATCAAATAAATATAAATGCTTATTCCGATGATAATACTTATACATCACTGGCATAGTTTGTTGTTTACAATCTGGTTCAGTACAAGTATCTTGACTTTCTTGAATTTCCTCACGATGAATAGGGCATAAGAAATGATAGTTTTTAGGTAACCCAGCATTATCTAAATCAAATTCTACTAAGGCTGGATTTAATCTTCTAATTTCTTTAACTTTAGAATGAAGTTTTTCTTCTTTATCCACTAAATAATCTTTAGCAATATAAATGAACCCATCATCTATAGAGTTAATATCAAAATGAAATTGCCTTAATACTTCTTCTAAACTTTGGTCAAACACATTACAGTCTTTTACAAAATTTTTAAAGTTATCAAGTTGCTCAGAATCAGCTCCCTCAGCTTTAGGTTTCCACTCAAATCCTCTTCGAAAAACTTCACTAGTAATGTGATTTAATGGACCCCTTATTTCCTCAACAGACATTGCTATAGTCTGTAAGTCCATAACTAATTGCTGGCGATATGCCATTTGATGGCGTACCCACGTATTTACAACGTGGTCTAATCCAATTGTCGGAGCTGAACCAGTATCTCCAGATGCTTTCATAAGTTGAAGCATGTTTATCTGGCTATTAAAATCAACCATTTGTTGTGCCATAGCAGGCACTTCTGGTAAGTATTCAGATAATTTCATACTTAACCCTCGCTAAATTACTATAAATATGTGTCCCTGTATTATATTTTACTCAATTTTTTGGATTTTCCAGCATTAATTTTGAGTTATATCTGATACTTCATCTAGTCCAGCTAACTTCATCATCCTATCAGCTATCTGTAGTTTAAATGCTTTACTTTCCGATAACGTAGGTTTGGTTTCAATTACAGATAGTTTTTGCTCTAACTGAGCTTTTAATTCCTTAATGGTTTCCTCACGGTCTTGTAGTTCAAGTTCATATGTTTCATCAGTACTTGCAAACGAAGCATTTTCTAAAACACCTAATCGTGCGGCTTCTCTAAATAAAGAAATAAAAGCACCCTCAGTTATTATTGTAACTGCGGGAGAATCATCTGGAATATCATCTTCAACATCCATAGATTTTAAACTGTCATGCCAAGTGTTTAAAATTCGCCATGTGTTAGTTGTATCGTCCTTTGTCGCTACCCATTGTTGTTCCCGACCCTGTAACATTCCACCTAACATTTAACCCTCCCTAATCTGAGAACGATTCTCATCATAAAAATGATATTCTTTAAGCAACGATGTTAAAAATCTAGATGCATTAAATTGCATAACCGTAACTAAATCTTTCTCTACTTTAGTTAAAAAGTCTCTATATGTAGCATCATCCCATTCATGTTCATGAGTATATCCCAGTTCTTCTCTAAGTTTCCTAATGTCCTCTATAGTCCAAAATGTTTCTGCGTATAACTTTTCTCTACTTACCATATCCTTCTCCTTTTCTTATGCTATTGTACAGGCACTCCATCCACAGCTCTTGCATGTCTCACAGCCACTATCCTGTACTATTTGTGGTGTGTCACAACATGGCTCTTCTTCTTGTTCGGTAGTTCCTTTAACGAGTACCTCTTTTTCTCTACTCCCCGCTCTGTATACCGTTATACCTTTGCAACCGCTTTTCCAAGCCAAGAAGTACGCTTGTTCGACATCGGCAGGGGTAGCGCTGTTATCAAAGTTTATAGTCTTTGAGATGCCTGCGTCAACATGGTGTTGAAAAGCAGCTTGCATTAGTACATGGTCATCAGGAGCAATCTCAGGAGCCGTTATATATATTTCTTTAGCCCAATCTGGAATATTAAATGACTCATCTGCGTCACTTAAAGTACCGCCAGCGGCTAAATGTTCTAACAAAGCTTCAGAGTAAAAAGGCTCTTGTTCTAAATACTTGTTTACATAGTGTAAGGTCTTGCCTTCTAATATGTTTTGTTTCTTCCATGCCAATGCGAATGTAGGTTCTATCCCACTAGCACAGTCAGCAATCATGCTAATCGTCCCTGTAGGGGCTACAGTCATTTTGCAATGGTTTCTATAATGAATAGACTCCTCATTTTCGTCTACAAAAGTTGTTGGGGTCCAAGCAGGGAATTCTCCACGCTGTTCAGCTAACTCTATAGATTGTTCATTTGCCCATCTTGTAATCTTCTGCATAAGTTGATTACCTACTTCTCTAGCTTCCCCGCTATTATATGGAATTTTTAATTGGATTAACAAATCGCTAAATCCCATAACGCCTAAGCCAATTTTGCGAGTAGACTTTGTCATAGTTTCAATATCATTAGTAGCATATTCATTCGCATCAATAACATTATCTAAAAAGTGTACTGCAGTCCTAGTTATTTTTTGTAACTTTTCCCAGTTAATTTTCTGTTGCCAATTTTTAGTTCTAATATTATGTTGGTAAAATCTAGCTAAATTAATAGAACCCAAATTACATGATTCATTAGGAAGTAATGGTTGTTCTCCGCAAGGGTTTGTAGCAATCATTTTCCCATATTGCTCAGTCACATGGTTATCTTCGTTAACCCTGTCTAAAAATATCATACCGGGCTCCCCGTTTTTCCATGCTCCTTGCACAATCTCATTAAATACTTCTCTAGCATTTAACTGTCCAGTTACTTGATTAGTGCTTGGGTCAATTAAATCATATTCCATATCGTTTTCTACGGCTTTCATCCAATTGGAATCAACCCCAACTGAAATATTAAAGTTATGAATATCGCCTTCTACGGACTTACAGCGAATAAATTCTAAAATATCTGGATGTCGGATATCCATAACAGCCATATTAGCACCATCACGCTTACCACCTTGGGTAATCATGCTTGATACGCTAGATAAGGTCTTTAAAACTTGAACTGGTCCACAAGCAGCCCCATGTGTAGTTTTAATATGGGAGCCTTTAGGACGTAACTGAGATAATGCAAAGCCTGTACCGCCACCAAACTTCTGTACCATAGCCATATCGGTTGCAGTTTTCATAATATCTTGCATAGAGTCATTTAACGGAAGTACAAAACAAGCAGACATTGTGCCCTGTGCTGTACCTGCATTCATCAAAGTAGGACTATTAGGAAGAAAATATAAATTCCTCATCATAAAATAAAAATCTTTATGGGTAAGTTCTACCTCTACTGGTAATGCTCCATATTGATGGTCGACTTTAGCTAACGCCCAAGCAACTCTGTCAAATAATCCATCGGCATCTTCAATAGGTTGTGAATTTTTATCTTTTAAATAATACCTATGATTAAGAATTATTTTCGATTGCTCGGATAATTCCATATGTTTTAAAGTTTCCGATAACGGTAATTGCAATGATACATGACTAGATACTGTCATAAGTTCTCCTCCTAAAATTTACCCTCTATGCCCACAGTATAGACAGAGGTTACGTTCTTTTACCCAATATGATGGGTTACATAAGCTTTCAGAACATTTGGGATTTGGAGCATCCGCTTGTATTTGTAAAGTTTTTGCTACTAGTTCTTCGCCAGTTTGTTCTGCCCAAGGTTTTCCATCCCATGTTTCGGGGTCACTATCTTTTAATGCCGACCCATTTGTTAGTACTTTTCCCCACTTCTTCTGTAACTCAGTGCTTGGATTTGACGACTTTTGTCCTGCTGAATCTGGGTCCATATCACTAAACCAATCCATAACATTACCTAAAGATTGAACATTATATAAACTAGACTCATATGCAGCCTGTAATGCCATCGCAATAGAAAAGAACGCATCCCCATGACCCATAGGGCCTTCAGGAGCTTTTAATTCATTGTTTACGCACAGTATCTGTTGTCTCTGCCTTTCATCAGACAGTAACTTTAAATTCCCAGAGTGTACATAGTGTTCAAATACTTGAGCCATAGTGTTTTTAGATTTTTGGGTAAATGACATAGGATGCCACACACCGTCTAATCCTCTATCCTCTAACTCTCCTCGTGTATTATCTATATATCCTCTTTGTATATTAAAGTTTTCTGCTACCTGATTTAAATATTCTATTTGGTCAGAATAGTTCCACCCATCCAGCCACGATTGATGTACTTGTTCTAATACATCCCCCCGTTTCCTGAACACAACTAAATGTGATGGGTGTCTTTTCTTCCCAACATCGAAACCAGCAAAAAGCTGGTCAGTTTCATCTGCATACTTAGAATATGCAGAATGATTTATCAAATCAAGTTTTTCACACTTACCTATCTCTTCCGCCTCAAAATAAGATTGAGTAGATAAATGTGGTACTAACAGAAACTCTGATGCAAAAGATTTGGGTCTAGCCTTTTGTTGTTGTAATAACCATTCTTCCGTATATAACTCTGGCATTAAAACCCTTCTTCCGGGCACTGGGTCTAATGCTGGCAATACTCTAGCGAAAAATCGTTCATCAGATTGAAGTTTAGTCAACAAATCTCCGGGTAACATAGGGGTCCCTAAAACTATAGAAGGCACACCTTTGAGTGGGATATACATTGATTCAGTTAAGAAATGGTCTTCAACTTTATATATTTGTCCCATATTTAATGGATTATCTGGGTCACGAAGTATGTCATCAGCAATCAATGCTCCATTTACATGCATACCTCTTTTAAATGAAAAAAGCCCCCCATGCGCTATTTCAACTGGATGACCATTAACATAGTACCTAAACGAGTAATCTGCTTTCGGACTTCTATTAACCATCCACTCTCTAAGCTGAGGGTTTCGATTAACTGTTTTATTAATTTCACTAAGGTGGTATCTAGCCATATGGTCACTATAAGATAGATATAGCACAGAACAGTCCCTGTTGGCTTTTAAGAGCCTCCAAACACTAAAGGCGTGTCCTAGTAGGGTAGACTTAAAATGGAAGCGGGGAAGAATAGCGACATAGTTTAACCCTTCTTCAAGACATTTCTCAATATCTTCCGCTACAACTCCTACATGCCAAGCTTGAAAGTATTCGGGATGGTCAAATGATTGACTCCAAATATCCCGTAAAAACTCCCAAAAGCTTCCTACTTTAATTGCTTGACGTGTTTCTAATCCTTCGGCTAACCGATTTAAAGCATCTTCAAATGTTGTTGAATGTTGATTACTCATTATTATTTGTTTCTACCAAAGCTTTTAATTTTAATGCGACCCTACTTAAAACCTCAGAGTCGGTAATTTCATCTACTAATACTCCCATAACATCCTGAATAAATTGTAAACTTACCAATCCAGACATTACAGCCCTCTCACCTTTTATTCCTAAGTCTAAGGCTTTTGCAGCATCAAATGCTCTATCAAACATTTGTGTATTTAATTCAGTAGATGCTTTTCTACGTAACACTTCGTAAGTATTTAAATGCTCTTCTTGTAACCTTGCGTATCTTTGAGTCTCAGTTTCTTTAACTTGTTGTACTGCATCTGCTCTAGATACTGCCCTAGTCTCTCCCCAATTATATTGAGTTGCCCACGCATATACTGTAGAAGGTTTAACTGTAACATTAAATAATGCAGTCACACTTTCCGCAATATCTTTAGCTGGCTTTCCTGCTAAATATAATTCCATTGCTTTTGTTCTTACTTCTTGTGGTATTCTTTTTGGCATACTCTATCCTATTGATAGTAAAAACTATCTGAATCCATTGCGCCATAACCAGCATCCGAAACATGTTGTGAATCAATGTTCCCACCTAAAGGAGTTCCATCAGAATTCAAAAATCGTGTAAAGTCTATATGCCCTGCTGTTTTATTAGAAGCCGAAAAACAAAACGGAACTTTAGCGGTGCTATATTGAGTATTAACCTCTTGAAATTTAATTGAAATTTCATCTTTAATACACACATTAGCCCAAATATGTTCTTGCTCACCTATCGGTTTATATGTTTTATTCTTCATTATAGAACTACTAGTTCGTTGTAAGTCATCTATCTCTTGATTATATTTACAATCAGTAAACTTACACCACACAACTACACCATGTTTAGCTTTTACATCTTCTATAGTTGGCAAGTCTTTTGGGAATGTGTCTTCATATTTCCTAACTTTCTTTTTTGCCGGACCTATAAACGCTTGTCTAATCTCAGGGCCTACTTTTTGTAGACCGCCTTTTCCCATCATAATCTGTTCTCCTTTTAAAGCTCGCTATCTGTAAGCTCGCCTAATTGTTTTCTTTTTATCCATAAAGCTATGCAAGCAGCATCACACCAATCTTGTTCAGAAAATATATCTCCCCATTTGTCTACAGTAAATGCTTTAATAGCCTGCTTATTAGCATTACCTTTACCTAAGATATATTTTTTCCAATGCCTATTATCTACAGAAATACAAGTTATACTATGTTGGTCACATAAAAGTCTAACTCCATGTACAACCCCAGCAATTTCCATAGTAGATTTCGGATTTTGAATAAATATAGCTGCCTCCACAGCAGCTTCTAGTCTTACTTTTATTTTACTCAAATCTTTGGTAAATTTACGAGCAATTTCAAGACTTCTTAAAGAAAAATCTTTTTCGGAACTTCCCCATTTACCTTGCCCAATAATCGTTTCAGAAGTGTCTATTAAAACCGCATGGACTGCTTTAGATGAACAGTCAATCCCCATATATACAGTTTCAGGGAGGTCTTCAAAAATCTGCCAATTACCTTCATTCTTTACCAAACTCTTCCTCTACTATTTCATTCATGTCTAATACGCAATTTCGTAAGTCTGTGACACATTTTCTAAGCGTATCAATGTCTTGATACACGATAGCGTAACGCATTCCCCTTAATATAATTTCTGCTTTATTAGATGTATCTAATAACTCATGGTCATCTATTGTTTTAAAACGCTTACCCATAAGCTATCCATGACCTGTCTTTTTTAATTTCTGTTTCCATAAGCTCTACTATTTTCTGACATGTAATTTTCTCTGTTTTTTTATGTTTAGAGCAATAAGTTCCTTTTATCTGCTGTTCATACACTTTATCCTGTGCTTCTTCAGCTGAGTCAGCTATAACTTCAATAGCATGAACTAATCTATGCTCTACCCATATACGATATCTATTTGATTTAGCTGCCATACTTTACCCCCACGCTTTTGTATTATCTCTACCCATATTGCGTAAGGTTACAACTCTGGAAACTGCATCATAAGCAGACTTATATGCATTAAGTAAACCAGATACCTTGATATGAATAGCCTCTTGACCAATAATTTCTTTTCTTAATTCTGTTAAATTAGGATAGTGTTCAAACGCAGCTCCCCTAACTTCTTCTCTAGTAAGTTTCTTTTTACCTTCTTCTTCCCGTTCATATGCTAATTTATAAATAACGGTAGAATATCTTTCATTAAAAGCCGCTTCTAAAGCCGTCTTAGTTGCTGTAACATCAGCTAATTGATTTTCTAAATACGCTTTATACCCACCAAACATAGTTAAAAATTCTTCTAATTGTTGATTAGTAGCATTCATAAGATTAGTAAAATCAACACTATAATCTTTTGTAACTTCTTTACCTATTGCTGGAATAGATAGCTCAGTTATAAAAGTCTCTGCATTTGCTAATGCTGTTAATGGTGACCATCGTTGGATATCTGCCATAATTAATCTTCTCTCTTGCAAGCACAGTATCTATAACCAGTACATTTTTCTGGTTGGCTAGTCATATTCATAATTCTATTACATCTATCATAAATTTCTTTCCAGTGGTCTGGGTCCTTCTTAACTTCAAATGCTTTAATCTTTTGGTCATTCTTACATTCATATAATACCACACCATGTTGGTATCCCGTAAGGTTTAAATAAATTTGAATTTGAACAGTATGTTCGGGTTTGGGTTCTTTAAGGGCATTAAAACCTCTTTGATTAATAGACTTCAATTCAATTAATAGTTTTTCGTGTTCTGGATGACTAATCAAAAAGTCTAATCTTCCAGAAATAGGAGGGTCATCTGCTTTAATAACTGATTCTGTTTCTAGTAAAACGTCCATTTTTTCAAAGTACTTCTCATATCTATATCCTAAATAATCTCCGCAATCAAATATACGTCTTGCAACAGCACTTATTTCTTCTTCTTTAACAAGTCCGTTATAACAATTATATAAATATCTATCGCAAAGACTCCCTAAAGCGGAAGGATAAAATACCCCCTGCCTAGCAGGTCGTTGGGCTTCTTTAAGGCTACTATCTATATGTTTTAATAACCATTTATCTTGTATACCATCGACACTGTCTTCTAACAGCTCGCTAAGGCTCGCCATAATTCCTCCTGAACTCGTAGTTTAGTCTCCGCTCTAATATGAAAAATATATTCTATAGAAGAATTTTCCATTAATTTCATATCTCGTTGCATATCTCGTTTTTTTAAATGCCCGTATACACCATCAGCTTCTATAACAAATTTTAAATCTGGTATCCAAAAATCTACCGTATAAGTATAGAACTGTTTCTGCTGCTCAAAGCGCATTCCCATGTCCGATAAACAATCAGCAATTATATTTTCTTGATTAGTAAAATCAGTTGGTTTTATATTCATATAATTTCTTGTTTTAACTCTTTAGTTTTATCTGGATTATCAATAAAAAATTGTTTTAATCCGTTTAGACCCATAGCTTTATCAACTTTATAAGTATACCAAGCTCCCGCTCTAGTAATTATACTCCTATCAATAGCTTCTCTAATAAAACTTTCTAATATATCTATCCCCCCATCAACCCTAAATGGCACAACAGCCGACCTCCAATTCTCACCCCCCACTTTACTTTTGCGTAAGCGCACTTCCATATCAAAACCAACTCTTTGCTTGTTTTCCTCAATCCAACCGCTACGTCTAACCTGCAGGAGAAAATGCGAAAAGAAAGTTTGTGCTAATCCACCGGGCATATTGTCTATGGCAACTGGTCCCAAACTTGAACGAACTTGATTGATTGCCACTAACGCAGAGCCGTGTTTTAGATTAGGAAGTAATTTAGGCAATGCCGCATTAATAAACCTCGCCTGCCATGCCATTGGGTTGTAGGAAAATTCTTCTTCAGCAACTGTTGTAGGTACAAGACCTGCAATGCTATCTAATACAATAACATCCACGCCTGCCTTCATCATTTCTCTCACAATCTCTAAAGCGTCTTCCCCATTAGTGGGTTGAGCGACCAGAATCTTTTCTGCATCCAAGCCACATTTAGTAACCCAGTTTGCATCCCACGATAATTCTGTATCTATCCAACCAGCAGTACCACCCGCTGCTTGAGCATTTCGAGCTATTTGAGAAGCTAAATAAGATTTTCCTACATTGGTAGGACCGTACAGAAGCGTCATACGCTTTTTAGGTATACCTCCCCCAGTTAGAGAATCTAACGCAGGAATACCAAAGGGGATGCGCTCATATGCAAACGCATCATTACTTCCCCTAAATAAGTTTAAATCTTTTTTAGAAAGAAGTTGTTGTATAACCTCTTCTGCATTGTCTTTCATATAATTACCCTATTCCTTATCAGAGTTTCTATTACGTAAATCTCTAATCTGAGCGGATAGTTTTTCTTTAGTAGCTTGATATACTGCATCAATCACTTTATTACTATCTTCAAGTTGGGGTTCTAAAGGTATTTCAGTATCTATATCACTAATTGTAATGTCCAATCTAGCATATTGATTAGAGCCATCTTTTCCAACATTCATAGTGACTCCAAGGTGGGATGTAATCTTCGGCATAATGCCCTCCGTTTTTGTAATTTTTTTAAGTGTATCATTATCTGTATAAGATGTCACGTAATCTTCATAGTCCATTTTAGTAGCCCATGATGGAGTACATACTTCCTTATCTACAAACAAAGGAATTCCTAAACTATTAGTCTGCATTATATTAATAATCTCCGGAACTACTTCATCCATCTCATCTTCATGTACTTCACAAATAATCTCATCATGAACTTGTAGTAAAGGTTTGCTTAACTTACCTTGTAGAAATTCATCTACTTTAATTAATCTCTCATTTAATATATCTGCACTAGTACCTTGAACTAGGTAATTAACTCCTTTATAGCTCATACCAGATGGTATCTTGTAAACTCTACCATACTTGTTCTTTATCCAGCCTCGGCTCTCTACAGCCTTCATAACGCCTCGTATAAACTCTCTAGAGCCTTCAATGCTGTCTAAGTACCTCTTCTTATACTTCCCGGCTTCTTGCTTAGTAGTCTGTAGTTGTTGAGCAAGACGTTGATTACCAATTCCATATATTATTCCAAAAGTAATTCCCTTAGCCATTTGTCTATAATACTTAAACTGTGGGTCATCTTCGTCTAATTCAAATGCAATCTTCGCAGCTTCCCCATGAAAGTCTACATCAGTCCTGTTTAAAAGTTCCTGCATACTATCGTTCTGTAAGTAACTTAAAAACACCCTAACTTCCATCTGGGAATAGTCAAAGCTTACTAATTGATACCCCTCTCTAGGTAAAAATAATCTTCTAATAGAAACTTGACGGTCATCAGATTCATCATAAGACTCGTCTCCCATAAACCCCCATGTATTTAGTACATCATTATCTAAATGAACACCTTCTTCTAGGTTAGCTGTAGCTTCTATACGCCCCTGCACTATTTCCAACTCCTCAGCTGATAGTTCCCTATCTCTAAGATTAAAATGATTTCGAGGAATGTTCTGTAAATTAGGTTCTCTTGAAGACAACCTTCCTGTTAAAGTTCCCCAATTACAAAAATTAGTGTGAAGTACAGGTTTTTCAATGTAAGGCTCCAGATATGTAGAAGATAATTTAGTTAATGCTCTATGTTGCCTTATCAATCCAGCTAATGGATGATTAATCTGTGCTAGTGCAGCAGTTCCCCATGACTGTCTACCAGTATTAGTAGATATATTAGAGTAAATTTCCATCTCATTAAAGATAGTTCCTATCTCTTGAGTACTCCGAATATTAAACTCTCTGCCACTAAGTTCATATATCTTAGCTTCTACTTCTATCTTACGCTCTTCAATTTTTTTAATAGTTTGTTGAGCATACTTTGAATCTATAACTACGCCCCGACTTTCCATATCAAATAAAACACGGGTTAATTCATATTCTAGCTCTAACACTTTGTGCTGATTACTTTGGTCAATCTTTCCTAAGCAATCTTTATAAAGTTGTAAGGTCCAATATGCGTCATATTCACAATATTCCCCCAATATATCTGGTGGAGCTAAAGAAAAATCTTTATTCCATTTATTAGACCGTAAGTATTTCTTTGTTTCTATGTCATATTCTGCGGCTTGAGGACCATAAAATCTTGTTAGCGTCTTTGTTAACCCTAATTCATTAACGGTAGAGTCGGCAGTTAACCTAACTAAAAGCATTACATCAATTAATTTACTATTAGTGATGTTTAACCCGTCATTAGTTAAGAACCTTAAATCAAACTTTAAATTATATCCAAGTAACTCTGTCCGGCTACTCATTAGTTCCATTAAAATACTAAGAAAGGAAGGGTTTAAATTGGTCCCTTGTTGATGTCTAAATGGAAAATAATATGTTGAGTCTAATTTACGGTCAATAGCTATGC